TTCACTCGGCCAGTCAGTTGCCCCGGCTTCGTATCGATTTCATCCATCAGCTTCCGCAGAATGATCTTCCCGCCCTTCATCAACTTGGGCAGAACCTCATCGGGCTTCTTGACTTTCTTGCCGATAGAATTCTCTGGATCAAAGGCTTGGATTGTAGTTCCCTTGACAGTCAGGGTATCCCCGTTCGCCGTGTTATAAACACCCAACGCGGAATATTTCGCATTGAAGACCCAGATTTGCGTTGCGCCGACAATCTCTTCAGGAGGCAACGAAACTAGCTTGAACTTTGTATCCTCCTTTTTGTACTTCATATTCGCCGTAACCTGCACCGCAGATTTCACCTTGGCTTTGCGGGGCTTTCGCGCAACCTTGGCAGATTTCATCATCATCTGGGCATCATCAACGATGCCCTGGACAAACTTGATGAAATGGGTCAACTGGCGGGGCTTCATGAATTTGTAGCCCTCGTTCAACTGGTCGTCTTTCTTGCCCTTGACCGCGTTCAACTCGTCCAGCAAGGCTTGATAATACTGGGCGACTTGATTCGCTTGCATGGCTTTTACGCCCTGGGCCTGAAGATATTCATAGGGGTTGAAATCGGATTTGTAATTGCCCGTGGTGAATTTGTCGACCTCGGTTTCAATGCCGCCGATAAGAGCATCAACTTGATCCTTGATCCGATCTTGGATGCTGGGCTTGTAAGCTTTCTTGGTCGGGTCTTCGACTACGACAAGAGTCTTGGCGGCTTCGGCTGCCATGGCTTTCAGTTCGTCGGTCAACCGAACGACTCGTTCCATGGAAGAGGCACCAAGTTCCGCGCCGTTGTTGAGGAACCAGCACTGTTTGCCGACACCGTAGAACCGCCATTCATCAATCGCCTTCATCGCCGCCAAATCTTTCTTGGGCAGGTCGAGGTACTTGATGGTTTCCTTCTTGAGAATGGCTTTGTCGAGCACCACGGTGGCATAATTCAATGCCGCGTGATATTCATCAAAATATCTGGGATTGTCCAGCTTCAGGAGTTCCCATATCGGCGGCATGTAATTGCCGATATCAGATGCCATGGTGCCGTGAAAAACTTTCTTTTTCTTCCGTTTAGGAGGTAGTGCCATTTCGTTTTCTCTCTTCTCTGTCTTCTCTCACTATAATCAGTATACGAAATTCCAGAGGTAATGTCAACCGTTATTTTCCGATAAAGATAGAATAATGGCCATCATATTCGGGATCACGGTTCATGTGCCGAATAGCTTCCATGACCAACCAATAATTTTCGATGGTAACATCTTCGATTGTTAAAACCCGTTGGCTGTTCCATAAGAGGGAAATTGAGCTATACATTTTTCATATCTCCACCATTGAATAATCTCGAAAATCGGCATTTTCATCCACACCAACGTAACCTCTTGGGTTACACACCACACGGGTATCTCCCATCATATAATCGAAAGATGCATGGACATGTCCGTGGACCCAAAGGGCAGGTTTCTTGTCGAACATCAATTCCGTCATATTGGAATAGTAGGCGCCGTTCATCACGTCACCTCTGAACCACTTGGCGATTGATAGCTCCGTCGGCGCATGGTGCGTCACGACAACGTCCCCCTCGCCCAGAACATCTTCAAGCCACATACTGGCGATCTTCCACTCGCGGTATGCCGATTCTGCCTTAAATCTCCGCTCGAAATGCGGCTCACGGATCAGCCTGTGGTCATTCATCCGAATGTTGGCAAAACTCATTACCGTGGGATCACCGTTGAAATACGATGTCCAAAAGGTACTACCATGAAACATGCGTCCCATGATTTCCACAGATTCGTTCTGGAGAAAATTGATTCGTGGGTCTAGAGCTTCCCGGGTCTTCTCGACCTGGCGCTTCAATCCACCCTGATAGAACTCATGGTTTCCCATGACATAAACCACATGCTCATGCGGAAGATCATTGATCCATTCCACACGATTCTTTACCGTGATATCACCCGCCAACACAAGAACGTCCCCCAAAACTGGAGGATGATCCATTTTGCCGAACTCTAGGTGAGCATCGGATAGGTATTGAACTTGCATTTTATCCTACTTCACTACAATCAAATTCTTGGTATCGCGGGCAAATTCTGAGCCGCTATCCATGACCAACGTGATATTGCCACGAATGTTTTTCATCATCCGAACAATCACGGTGACTTGCATATCCCCGGCGGTTTGCTGCCATGCAACTTTGTCGCCGATATTGACAGGATTTCCCTGAACGTCAAACAAATCGGGAATCTCTTCCAGCTTCGATTCTCTTTCCAGAAATTCAGCCAGGGGCATCCCTTTGTAATAAATTTCCACCGGCTCGTCCGTGACCCTCAGGCCCTGATAGTTCAATGTCACGGATTTGCCGTCTTTGCCGACTACGAAAACTTTGGATTTGGCGCCGTTGATTTCTACACCCAGAACTTCGAGGATCGAATCAGCGTAAACGCTCTTTTTGCTTCTCCTATAATAGGAGCTATGAAAACTTTCTTCAACTCTGACATTCAATTTCGGACCGAAGCCGGGCAGAAAATCACGGGTCTGGGCATCCAGGGCATCGTCAAGCTTTTGCAATTCTTTGAGGTTCATGACCTAGGCTCCCAACACTTCAATGCGGCCATCATAATCCATGGAAGTCTCCAACGGGACGAAAACTTCTGGGCGGGGCTCGTCGGTGAACATGCTGTCGAACAGGACTTCGACTTGGTAGGCTCTGTAGCCTTCTGCCATGATCTTGACGCCCCGGATGAACCCGGTAACGAACATATCAGGGCGATCACCCATCGGCTTGAAATCGTATGCCCGGATCAAGCTGCCTGTCTCTAAACCTTCAAATTTCAACATTTCGTTTTCTCTCTCTGTTTTCTTACTATAACTAAGTATACGAAATTATCCAGATAAAGTCAACGGTTAAAATGAAGTTTTTTCACCTTTTTTTTGCCATAGACATATTCGTTGGCACGTTCGGATTCGGATTTTCCACAATGGTTAACACAGTTGACCATATGAGCTTCGCATCCACCACATACCGGTGGTCCGAATAACCAGACGATGAATCTCCTAATATTCAATTTTCATCTCTTTCACATAATCCCCGATAGATTGACCCACGGCACCTGGAATGAATGGCTCTGGCGATTTCCATTCACTCAATTTCTGTGCCCAGAATTCTTTGGTATCCTCGACCTTTCGCCAATCGAACCCGCTCGTTTTCATGTCCCGCATGGCCATGATTTCCAAATCGCTGTAATCGTCGCGAGCCGTGCTAGTCAGATTTTCTTTGGGCATCCGCTTGTCCTTCTATTCCTGCCAGAAGCATGGTCCATTGTTGTTTGACGCGATCCCATGTGTGGAATTGATCGACCCACAGTTTTTGGATATTAAGCATCCGTTGAATGGCATCTTCGTTTTCCTTATAATTGGTGATGCAATTGCCCAGAACATTGGCAAAATCATTCGCATGTCGGTTGTTGTCCTCGTTGAATGGATACATCCATGCAAAACCACCAGTTGTCTCTGGCAATGCCGCCAGATTGGGACAGATCACAATGTTTTTTGCCGACATTGCCTCGATTGCCGCAATGCATGACGTTTCGGGCCATATGCTGGGATAGGCAAAGATATGAGATTTCTCTAATGCCTTTCGGACAACGGAATTCGGCTGAGCACCATGATAAGTGATTTTCGGATGCGCTCTCAGTTTTTCAAACAACGGCTCGAATGGCTCGTCCCGTTTCTCCCAACCGTATATGCTAAAACTTGAATATACGTCCAGATGAACATTTTTGTGGACTTCGGCGACAGCCTCAAACGCGGCATATAGAAGTGCCAAACCACGATGTGGTGTGGTATGATAAATGATGTGGATAGTTTCATCAAACGGCTTCTGGCGATCCATGAATGGAGATATGGCGTTCTTGATTACGACATTTTCACTAGGACGAATTCCCAATGACCATTCATATGCTTGTTTTTGCCAATCGGATACGAAAACCAGTTTATCGAAACGCTTTCTATCTTCGCCCTTTTTCAGGTGTTCGCTTTCTGGATCATCGTGGGTATCGTGAAGCCATAGAATTCTTGGTTTGTCTTCCAGCTCTCTAACCCTTGAGCTAATGATTTGAAACCTATTCAACAGGTCGTTGTCCACGTTTTCAAACAACCATTTCCGCATAAGCTCAGTGCCGCCCATCGCTTTGTCCGTGGGTGCTGGATCCATCGATCCATCAAATTTGAATGCGCCGTCTGAGGGCCCTCCCGTAACATTGGTCGTGGGCAATCCTGTGATATTCAAAGCCATCAATTATCTTCCCATATTTTTTTCTGATTGGTCATATCCAGCATCATAACCTTCATCATATCCTTCTTTCTTGCCTTGATCAAAACCCTGTTCATATCCTTCATGCCGAATGATATCATCATGCTCCTCTTCGGTTTTACCGGCCAAAAGGCATGAAAATTCCTCCATCATACTGGGCCAGGCGGTTTCAACGTCAAGCAAAGCCACTCGGACATCCTTGTAATACACATCCTCGCCCCGAATCTCAAACATCCATATCTCCAAATGTTTTGTATCGCTCGAAATATCGGACTAGGGCTTCATAGCCGCCGATCAATTCACCGCGTCGAAATACTTGGGGCACTGTTGTGGCGCCCTCAGTGGCGAGGGTGAATTCCAGCATGGTCATGTCTTGACCGATGATCATCTTTTTTGAAGTCATTCCCTGCTGGGCAATCAGTTGCTGGGCTTTATCACACCATTCGCATTCGGCTGTACCCAACACCTCAAAGGGTAAATTTTTCTGATCGTCCAATACGATCACTGGTCTTTCATCTGGCATCAACGTCTCCATAAGTGTTAAATACGTCCGTTCGAATCTCCATCAACAGAAGGCCCAAGACATTTTTGGCGACGATCCGCTGGCATTTCTCACAGTTGCAATCGCCCCAGAAGTTATCGTGCCAGTTGTTACCTTCGACCAAAAGGATATCTTCTGTTCCCATCAATTTGGTAGCCATATGATGGTCTTGGAATTTTGTGCGGAGTATCTCCCGCATAATACTTATGCTTACATCTTCCCAGTCTTGTCGCAATGTTAGCTTTCGGCCAGCACGTTTAGCCTGACCAGCCGTCATTGAAACGAATTCCTTTCGGGTCTCCATGCAATCTGTTTTCGCGGCTTGGTATGCGTTCTCAGATGAAGGATAAACAATACCCTGGTATAAAACGGGAATGGGGTGAAAATTGCTAAGAAAAGCATTTCCACCCCTAAAATTATCAATAGTTTTGAATAGGCTCATTTAGCGGCTCCCATATTTTGTAGAACTTTGATTCGATTGAACCGCGTTTCATTTTGCAACTTAAAATCGTTGAACATATGGCCCACGGGTGTTGCTTTCATCAGGAAACAATCGCCAAAGGCAACACCGATGTCCGCATCCTGGGCACTGAAAAACATACCGCAATTGCCTGCCCGATCCACAACTTCCCAAATGGTGCTTGGGTTGTTGGCAACTCCATTGATATTGCGAGTCTTTATCAGCTTGACGAAAAATTCCCCACGCTTTTTCAATTCACCAATGAAGTCGCCATCGCCCAAGACTGCCCGATCGGCTCTGTCCTTGATGGCAATCATATCATCGGCATGAAATTTGAAAATTGGGGCGATCCAAGCAATACTACTGCCCAGAACGTATCCTGAGCCCTCGGCGATTTGAATGACCGAACGGACGTCCTGTATGAATTTCGATTGTTTTCCTGGCTTATTTTTAAGCCAATCAACCACATCCATGACATGGCTGGACAAAGCATGATTGCGGTATTCCCGACCCTCGGATTTCTCTTGAGCCATACGTTCCCGAACTCGGTCGGCGGTGGAATGGATGCCGTGAGCATTAGCCTCTTTCTGGGAGACAAAACCATAAACGTCGATGGCAACTTCGATGGCGTTCATGGTAGCCACATAATTGAATTTTATTGATCTAATCATTGGGCTCTCTCTTCTCTATCTACTATAACCATAATAGCAAATAGGTGCGGCATTGTCAAGAGTTTTTTTCTATTAGGCCGAATAAAGTTTTCCGGGCATCGTCAAGATCATCCCCCCAGGCTGAACCCGTTTTGGGATATGAGTGCCAGTCACCGCGATCATCTGGATACAATGTGCCGGTATCTTCCATAATAGTTTTGTACCGCAACGCGGCCACCTGGAGCTCTCTATATTTCTTGGACTCTTCTAGAATTTCAAGGTATGTATCAACCATCTGTAATACGTGGACGCTTGGCAAATTGAGCCGCAGATAAATCTATGTCCAGACGCTGTATTGTCTTTTCCATCTCAGCGGCTTTTTCCTGATTTTCCTTCAGGTCTTTTTCAACCGCCTTGAGTTCCTTCTTTTTCTCTTTGATTTCCCTATGAAGGCGTTCGGACTGTTTCTGTTCGTATAGCGCGGCTTCCATTCGATTACCGAGAACCTGAGCCTCTTCGATCAAGCCCACCAAATAAGAATAATTCTTAGTCTTATCTGCGGTCCGCATTTCGTCAAATACATCACAAAGGTAGCGATTTACCATTATTTTTCTCCGTTAATCTTCTCTAAGTATTTATTCGCTGCCTTCAGAATATTGGGAGGAAGTTTGTTGATATTTTCAATATTTGTAACATAATAGCCGCCGACGATCATATTCATTTGGCTTGCTTTGGGAAAGCCGCCAATATCAAACCAATACATAGCAGGATCATCGCTGGCCATTTCACCATCTTGCTGATTATGGTAGCTTTTTCAATTTGTCTTTTTAGAGGACCATAATCTGGATTATCTCTCAATTCGACCCCTTCGGTACGGATGATGATATTTTGAATGATCCAGAGTATGCTCAAACCGACGCCGCCGACTAATGTAATGGCGGCGGCGATTGAAAAATAACCGGGCATTACCGTAATCAAATATAGCTGCCAAAGTTCCATTATTCCGATTCCTTACGGTTCGCCATCAGTTGTTTTACGGTGACCTGTTTCACGCGCCGGCTCAAATCCCAGCGGTATCGAATGCGTTTTTCATTCCCACGGTCGGACTTCATCACAAGGCCTTTGTTGTAAAGAATTGCGAAAGCTTCTCGGACAGTGGTCATTGGTTATCTCCTAACAAGGCCACAGAATGGCACACCGAGGACCTTTGAGATATTTGTCCCATTCCTCTTGTTCCATATCCGCATCATCCGCAGACCAGTCGGCGTCATAACAATCGCCGTGTTCTTCTATCCATATTCCATTAGCGGACGCACCACTCAAATGACTATAGCTATTGCCTTCGGCATCGCCCTGTAAGATTACATCGCAATCGGCATCCATACCCTGGAGTGCCTCAATCAATTCTTTAACTTTCATCACTCTCTCCTCTGAAAATTGTTGGTGCAGATTTACGACATGCGCCAGGTCGGGGGGTGCATACGGATTTTCCGGCGGTATACATACCAACGCCGTCTCGCGGCCGAGCGAGAGAGGTGAGAGAACTAGGCCGCGATATTGTAACGGTCAACCATTAGCGTCTTCAACATGATACCCTCGGGCGTCATTTCATCTCCCGCTAACAGAGACTTCAAGATATTGGGGCTGAACCCAGAAATCAGGGCAGTTCCAGCCTCATTGAACTTAACAGGGACATTACCGTCCCGAGCATTCAAGTTCCAGAATACTACGTTGGGCATCTGGTATCCGTGTTGGCGGAACAAAGCTTGGGCAACTTCCATCGCTGTTAGATTGAAATCGCTGGCGCAATGATCGAATTCCATGTCGGAAAGGATAACCAAGCTCTTCGGCATATCCTCTTGAGGAACATTATGCATGACGGCATGATTCAGAATCTTGCGGAAAGCTTTGGAAATGTCTGTATTCATGTCCCAATTGGAACGTTCCATTTCGTCATACTTCTGGATGATATCACCCTCCAACTTGACCAACTCTGGGCGACCCGAGAACGTCAGGAACGTATCCTTGAAAGCGCCCGTCTGCTTGTCTGCAATATACAAGCCCAGAGATAGGGCTACGTCCTGGCAAGTCAGTCCAACGCGGCGATGACCACTTTGATTCACGCCAACGCCCATGGAACCGGAAACATCAACCATGGCCAACATCTTATCATCACCCAACATGGACGGCAATGCCTCCCACTGGGCCTTGATTACACCATCATTGGACCTATCACGATGGCGTCCGCGAAGCGGCTTCAAAACATCGTAGGGAAAAATTGCACCAGCATTGATCTTTTCGGTGCCCTTCGACAGTCCATCACGATACGCCGAATATGCGGCCGGGGCATTCTTTGAAAACGCCTTTTGATACCGAGCGGCAGCCACCGAAGGTACATGTCCAAACTCAATGTCGTCCCATTCCTTGGCACACATTTGGGTCTCGACAACCTTGGTCAGGTCGACCAGTGTCTTGCGATAGAACTTGGGAGACCATCCCAAACGATTACGGAGTTGTGCGGCCAGCGGACCCTTCCGAGGCATCCACTTCGCACAAAGGCCATTGCCCTCCAACAGGGCGTCCTTGATCATCTGACCGGCATATTCTTTAGATGCAGGTTCGATCAGAACCAACAGATCGTCCCAGCGGCCCAACTCAGGCACTCGGCGCATGATTAACTGGAAATCTTTAAAATCGACAAGAATCTCCATCAACCGCAACATGTTTCTGAATGTCTGGCGCTCACCCGCACCCTGGCGAACATCACGTGCCCAAAGGGCTGTACGGATGGCGAGGTCGGGGTTATGCTGGAAGGCATTGGAAAATGCGTTGGTGATATCCTTACCGCGGCTCGACCCGATCTGGAAGAACAGGTCCGTATTGACGTCCAGTGAGGACGTACGGGTTGCCATACCATTGAAGGTAAGGCCATAATCATCGCGGACCGCAAGTGTATCTGGGGCTAGTGCATCGGTAAACGTGTTCATAACAATCTCTCCTCAAAAGAGTTAACAGGCTCAACTTGGTTTGATTTCAAGGTCAAATGTAATATTTGCGGTAGTGAGCCTTAAATAGTGTCTACGGTATCTACTTTGGTTTCAATATGAATGAATGGTGTTTGCTGTAGAGATACCAAATCATAATAACGGTAGTACAGGATACCCAATTTCCTTGACTTATTACGGTCATTTCTGTTTTGTTCAGCCCATCATTATTTTCGGTGTTTTAGGGAGTTCACCTTGGCCGAAGCCTTATGCTAATTGATTATTTGCAGTATGTATCCTAAGTTGCTCTTCAATCTTATATACCATTATAGCAAAGATTATGGTATTTGTCAACCATTATTTTCACTTTAGGTGAAAATATTTGCACGGTCCCTATTAATCGCCAGAAAGGCAATCAAGTCCTGCCTTATATCATATGGTGTGGTTCTCCCGCCGGGAATCGAACCCGGGTCGGACTCTTATAAGGAGCCTGCTCTAACCGTTGAGCTACGGGGGGGAGCGGCCAGGGGGAATCGAACCCCACTCACTACGGCTTGGAAGGCCGAGGACTGAACCCGTCAGTTTGGCTGCAAAATTTGGTGCCCCTATCAAGAGTTGAACTCGATTCTCCGGGTTACAAAGCCGGTGCATCACCACTAATGCTTTAAGGGCGTTATTGATATTTATTGCGTTTGGTTTTCATCGGTCAAACGTTCGCCATCAGAACTGCGAATCCGTTGCGGCGCCAACCACCGAATTCCTGAAGCTAGGCGCGACGGACATTTGGTAATCTCGTTGCCTGCCGCAAGCCATTCTTCCATCATCCGAATACCTTCTGCGGCTTCGGCCTTCTTGTCGGTCGTCGGACTATTCATCATCGTCTAAAACTCCACAAAACTGTTTTCGGTTACCAGACTTTCGTCCAGACCAATTTCGCCAATCCGATATTCATCAAACGCGAAATGTTCGGTAGCGGCACTCTCGTCCCGCGCCGCGGTAGCTAATTCGTGCGACGAAAAGGCGCCCAAAAAGGTATCGCCTTCGTGATCGGTAAATCCTAAAAGTATAAACATAACTCTCTCCAGTTCTCTCTCTTTTCACTATGATCATAATAGCAAATGGAGAGGGTAATGTCAAGTGTTTTTTTGCATCAACTGTAATAAACTTGGTCAAGGATTTCCTGAAATTGCTCGACCTTTTCAACTCTGTTGGGCCACAGAATGTAATCCTTCTCGGGATTTTCCATGAGATTCGCCAATAAGGGCTGGATCATGCTGTAAATTTTATCCAGCTTTTGTGTTACGGCCTCTCGTTCCTCTGCGGCACTCTGATATTGAGCGCTGGCAATGGCGGCCTCGTCCTGAAGCCTACTATTGAAGTCTTGGATATCGCCGCCGGGATCACTGTCGACCAGGCTAAAACCGAAATCAAAATCATCATCTGCCATCAGTAATAATTCTCCGCTGTTCTGAGGAAGGACATATTTCCAGCTAACGTTTTGTTCACAGCAACCCAGAAATGTCTTTTCGGATTACCACTAGGAGCAATTGGACCAACAACGAAAGGCTGTAATTTCAGAATGTCCGCTTGATGGCGGAGCTGGAGCAAAACCAGTCCGCCGGGCTTGGTGCATTTCCAAATATTTTCAATCGCTTCCTTGAAAACCTCGCCTTCAAGATGTTCCAACACGGCCACAGAAACCACATAATCGTATTGATTTTCAGGCACATGGCCGACGATATTCATTTTGGTATCAAGGATTTCGTTGTTCAACTTTTTCTTGATGGCTATACCTTGAGCCACACATGATGCATTAGGATCATATGAAACAACCGGCACGTTGTAAAACATACATAGGTACATCGCTACGCGTCCAGTACCGCCGCCATATTCCAGAAACGTTTTTTGAACCTGTGAAATCCGTCTGATATTATCATCGATCTGGTCGATTTCTTGAATGATGGCTATTGCAGGTCTGCTACCCGCGAAGACATGAGACAAGTCGGAGCCACGTCCGTACATTGTTTGAACTGGATCGTCCCAGTGGGAAAGTGAAAATGTCATGATTATGCCTTCGGTTCAGAATTGGGGTGGCTGACGGGACTCGAACCCGCTATCACAAAATCCACAATTTTGCCGCTATCCAGTTTGCGTTCAACCAACATAAATGGTACTCGGGATAGGATTCGAACCTACATATATTTCCGTGTAAAGGAAACGCTTCCCCATCAAGCCACCCGAGCTTAATTCGTTTACGACAAGCACCAAAGTGCCTGCCGCGACTCTATATCCTGCTCTGTCGGACCTACAGATATAGAGGCTAGTCTTTATTCATTTCTGCCCATTCTTTGGAGCATTTGCGATACTTATGTGCACCGAACCAGGTGCCGAAGAAAACCACCGGCACCGACCAGTGTATGGACGCCATGGCCGCGATACCAAGAATTACACCGATCAATACCCAAAGCAACATAAGAAATAGTTTGGGCAGACTCCTCAGTGTAGTCCACCAGCAATACTGGCTCTTGGTCCGTGAGGCGCCGGCTTTTTCATCGAGGAAATTATTACATGTCCTCTCGATTTTTTCCAAATTATCTACGAACCTATCAAATGAATTTTCGAACGCCATCATATTCTCCTCAAATTGGCGCTCCCGGGAGGATTCGAACCCCCAACCTGCCGAGTAGAAACCGGCTGCACTATCCAGTTGTGCTACGGAAGCATTGTAATTGGAAGCCCCACGTGGATTCGAGCCACGATTTCCTGAGTCAGAGTCAGGCGTTCTTCCGTTGAACTACAGGGCTAAATTCTAAATCTGTTATCTCTTCCTTAACCTCTTCAATCATCGTCGCTGCCAATTTTCGGGCGCGTTGTTCCATGATGCATTGAAATGTATGAATGTCGGTAGTTGAACCACATTCACAATATTCGACTACGATTTCGGTCATTTTTCTGGTGGAAACCGGAGGCGTGCCGCCTCTAGTAATTCTACCGCTTTCCGACATATCGCTTCATCCTCTTTTGTAACAGACCATCCCCATGCCAGTCGAACGGCATCGGCATGACGATCCAATCGATCAATAGCTTCCTGATAGCCATGCCGCATACCCTCATCATAGGCGAGTTCCTCTAACACCCCGCCCCATTCAATGCTTTCACCCATCGGCTTTGGCCGTTAAAAGATATGCGGCTGCATCATACCATCCACTTAGATCGTCCGGGACATTGCCCCGGTTCTGGGATAACTCTTGGGCGTGGTCCGTCAACATGATTGCGGACTTCATTTGGCCGTCGATCAGGCCTTTTCTATAGCCTGCCCGTTCGCCCTCTTCATATGTCAGTTGCTCTATTACTCCAGCAAAAACAGCGGTCATTTCATCACCGTAAAGGTAAAGCAAGACTCCATCAGGCGAACGGCCTGCTCAAAAGTCTCCTCGAAAAATCCCGAAACGAGCATCCCGTTGGGATCGCGCAATAGGAAGCCACTGTCGGTCTTGACAATAGCAATCTTGCCTTCCACGCAATTTATGGTTTCCCACTTTGCTGCGGCGCTAACTTCGATCATTTCGGCTATTCCACCAAGAACCATTGTCATTTCGAATCTCTCTTCTCTGTTGCTCTTCTCACTATAATCATAATAGCAAATACCAGAGGTAATGTCAAGTGTTATTTTCAAAAAAGATGGAGGAAGGCATCGGAATTGAACCGAATACCCTTTCGGTGTACGATCTGGTTAGCAACCAGCCCTAAGCACCAGCTTAATTTACCTTCCTCAAGCTGCAATACCCACAGTGATTTCACCTTTCCAGTCTCCTAACCATGGAATCCACGACTCGTGGTCCACCTTGACCGGATACTTTCTCCGAAGGTCTAACAACCTCCAGTATGATGGCTCATACGGCTTATTCTTTGGCTTCCATGCTCCCTTAGGATCGTGAGAAGCCTTTGCGCCGTTGCATCTACCACATGCCGCAACCACATTTGTCCAGATGTTTAGTCCGCCCTTAGAGCGCGGCTTCACGTGGTCGATGGTTGTGGAATGGATGGTTAGCTCCCGCTCACAGTAGGAGCATAAGCCATGATCACGGTAATACAGGTACTCATTTGTCATGCCAATGGCTCTTGGGATATGCGAGTATTGGGTACGCATGATAACCGCAGGCCATGCCATTTGAATGTTAGGGCTTTGAATTACCCTATCGTATTCTTCGACTACCGAGCATGTACCATTCACAATTCGGGTGACAGCGTCCTCGGCAGGAATAGATTCTGGTCGAGGAAGCAGGTCAATAGGCGTCATGTCGGCATTTAGCACCAACGTTCTTAATCCAATCATTGTCTTCCTCCTTTCATCTATTTAGTTAATTATCAGGATATACATTTTTTGCGGGTTGTTTTACCATTAAACTACCTGCCAGCCACCCTCTCGGGCTTATGGCCATTGGAAGGGAATCGAACCCTCATACACTCGTTGATTTAAAGTGGCTGTAGATATCCTTAAAATGTTCTTCCTTTATGCCATCCTTCTGGCATAACATCGTCCTTTTTTATCTTTCGATTTGTGGTATCATCTGTTATCCACATACTACCAAACTGAGAATTTCCTTTTCCCTTTTGATGTTTGGCATTTGCTTGGCCTATTTTCTTTTTGGTTTCTTCGGTATGACTTTTACCGAAGGAATTTTTGTTTCCTCTCATAGAAACGGACGTTCTATGCTTCCATGTCTCATACCAAACAGTATTATTCTTTCTCAAATCCTGTAATATATTCTGAGCATTTTTCTGCTGGATTTCGTCGGCAAATCCCGAACCGCGCGGTCTATCTCTCATATGTTCGTTGATATAGCCCCATCCACCATTACCGCCTGGATGAATATTATAATCGGGATCCATCTTACTAATCAGATTCTTTTCTTCTGCAAACATCTGATCCTCTGTTTCAAATGTTCCAATAATTTCTTTGGAAAAATTGTCCAGTCCATATTTTTCAATAGCAAACATGATTAGTTTGCCAGAACCCATGTAACCGTCGGTAATATCATTCGTCTTATGGCATCCGATATAGATTTTACCGTTGGTATTATTTGTTATCTTGTAAACCGTATAGAACATATTAGAGGAGCCGTGTCTGTTGTTTCATATTCGCTATTATTTATAATAGTTCGATATTCAACAACAGACACGGAATGAAGCGGCACAGGGAATCGAACCCAGACTTAGAGGATCAAAACCTCTTGCACTAGCCGTTATACTATACCGCCAAAATTAGTACCATAGAGCTCCAAAATATTTAGCAAACAAATCAAGACCTTCTTGAATACCATCAGGCTCTTTAGCCGTCAAATATTTGTCATCGGATGCATGCCATTCAAATGAAACTATCATCTTATCAAGAATGGCTTCCCATTCTTCAAAAGTGCTGAATGATCCGGGGAAGCCACCCGAATTTTTCCGCAATCCTTTTAGCCTGGGCAAAATGAATTGGGCTATGGTTGTGTCGAGTGACCATAATTCGCATGGAGACCATCCATGCTCTTCCTTGTGTTTCCGATATCCCTCATAGCGAGGATCAGACTCATCTATTAGCATGGTGGTCTCCATTGAATTATGCCGCGAAGTTTTCGCCGACTTCGGTCAAGAAAGTCGCCCGGGCATCCACGCATTTCATGTTGACTTCCATGGGAAGAACACGATCCCAGAAGCCATGAGCAACGGACACTCGACCAGAAACTGTAACACGGCGATCAGGGCCTTGGCCCATCCAGGTATAACCCTTAACCGGGGTGAACCGAGCAACCACACGGCGATAACCATTGCCGAGGGGCGCACCCAACTCTGCGGGAACAACGCGACCACTGGGCAACCGAACTTCGATATCGTTGTAAATAGTCATTTCACATTTCCTCATTTCATGTTGCATTATATTCATACTAACATACCTTGACGGCAATGTCAAGCTTTAAAATTGGTGCTACGGGTAGGAGTTGAACCTACACAGCGTTACACGGGAGATTTACAGTCTCTTGGGCTCACCGATGCCCAGCCGTAGCATATTAGAATTTGTTTAGTATTGTTACACGACGCTTGTTAGCGTTCTTTCCACGATGTATATCAGTAAACCCAGTAGGGATCGGCTTATCTTCGCCACTCTTCCTGGCTCGGGTAAACGATGGGAATAATCCAGCTTCAACGACGATATTTACCATCGTAGCATCATCACCGAAAAAGATGAACTCATCGTCCTCAGTCAGTGGACCGAAAAACAAATCTCGGTCACTCTCGGGAAGGTCTTCGTGTATGAAGTTGAAGTTTTTCATCTTATTTCTGTACCAACAGCCAGTCAATCAGGCTATCAATCATGTTTTGGAGACGACCGCTCTCACCACGCTGGATGGGAACGTCCATGAAAACGTCTGCGGACACAAAGTCCCAGTTCCAAGAACCATCGTCGTTGATGTTCTCGGTCCGAACAATGGCGTTCTCGAAGGCGTTTTCTACTTCAATCAATGTAAATGACATTTTTCAATCTCTCTCTTGTTTCTCTCACTATAATCATAATAGCAAATAAAGAGGGTAATGTCAAGTCTTATTTTCACTTTTTTCATTTTATTTCTGGTGGAGCCATCGGGTAACGATCCCGACCATCCGCATTGCAAGTGCAGAGTCTATCCCATATAGTGGCCCCAGAATTGGTGCCGATACTAGGAATCAAACCCAGAATTCCTGATTACGAAACAGGCGTGTTATTCGTTGACACTATATCGGCTATCGGTTTTTCACATGTTCCTTGATAAAATCAAAAGGAATATCTGGGCAAGCATCTGCGATTTCCTCTGCGGTGTAACTATCTGGTGACGGCACACCATAATGTTCCATCATATCCAGCAATAATTCCACTGTCACTTCAGTCATTTAGGCATACCTTTTCAATCTCTAATATCGCAGAGGTTTTCACAGCCGTTGGTAAATCAGGGTTTACCGCACGAACTTCAATCCGTACTGCGGCGCAACCGTTGACTGTTTTAGTTTTTCTTACTTCTAC